GTTGTCATTGGTCTGGTTAATAAAAAATTGGATAAAAAAAATGGGTGAAATTATTCACCCAAGTATGCGTCAACTAATTCTCTGTATTCAACAGAACCATCAACTACGCTCTTATGAGAGACACGAGTCATTTGATTGCTGTTCATAAAAGATTCAATAAAAACTTTTTTGTTTTGGCCTTTGACATCTCTGTAGTCAACTCCAAGCATTAAATCGCAGAATACAACAAATGCTCTATTTGCTTCTGCTTTAGTACGCTTGAGCAATCTTGCATAAGTACCTGCATATGTGTCAAACCATAGCTGTGCTTGGTCTTTGATTTCGTCAGGTGTGAAAGTTTCAGTAATCATTGTTAATAGAAATTAGTAATGTACTCTTATAGTATTGCATTTATCCCAACACCTGTCAACAAATTAATTTTAGATATTGCGATTTTCTCTACATTTCTCTATATTATGAATAATTTTATTTATTTTTTATGACACTAGCAGCACTTAGGCCAAAAACTATTGTTGTTGGTGTTACAGATTCTGGTCATCGCTGTAATGAAGATCACCATAATTACAATGGTCGCATTACACAGGTGATTGTAGATGCATTGCGAGAACTGCACGAAGATTATGGTATTGGTTATGGTTGCCTTTCTATAATGTTTGGTATTTCTCGTGGTTACATAGCTCAAATTTGCCGTTATGAAAAAAGAGTCAGCTACGCAACTCGTTACAAAACAATCCAAGTTAGGTAGGCCAATAGCTAAACCTGATTTGAAAATTATGGAAGAAGTTTTGTTTTGGATTTCTTCTGGTAATACTTTGCGTGCTTATTGCAGACAAAAAGGTAAACCTGCTTTTACTACTATTTACAATTGGTTGAATAAAGATAAGGAATTTACTGAACGCTTCGTGCGCGCGCGTGAGGTTGGATCAGACATGATTGCAGATTCTATTATGGAGATAATGAATGAACAGCCAGAGATGATAGAAGGAGATAATCCTCGTATAGACCCTGCGTGGGTGGCTCTCCAGAAGGCCAAAAGTGATGTTGCATTGAAACTATTATCCAAGTGGTTTCCGCAACGCTATGGAGATCGTGTAGGGGTAGAAGCAAAAGGAGATATTAACCTGACTATTTCAACAGGCGTTCCACAAGTGTGAGACAACCGTTGATCAAACTAGATTACACACCTAGAACTTGGCAGAGAGAATGCCATATAAAGAAACAAAGGTTTAGCGTTTACGCATTGCATCGCAGGTCAGGTAAGACTGAGTTGGCCATCATGGAGCTAATTGATAAGGCCATGAAGACAGACAAGGAACTAGCTATGTTTGTCTATGTTGCACCGTTCCTGAGACAGGCAAAAGCGATTGCATGGGCAAGATTAAAACAGAAGATAGAACCATTGCGTAGAACCTCTGTAATCGACATCAACGAGGGTGAACTATCGGTCAGGTTTAAACATAATGGAGCGATCATTAGATTGTTTGGGGGCGATAATCCAGATGCGATGAGAGGATTACGACTTGATGGTTGCGTTTTGGATGAAGTGTCTCAGTTGAAAAATGAATTGTGGACAGACATAGTGCAGCCGGCTCTCTCTGACCGTCTTGGTTGGTCAATATTCATCGGTACACCTAGTGGCATTAACTTGTTCTCTGAGTTGTATTACAAGGCCATAGAGGAGGACGATTGGGCAGCAGCTAGGTATACTGTTTACGACACAGATAGCTTGCATCCTAACGAGGTAAAAAGGTTGCAACGTGATATGAGTGAGACTAGTTTTGCAAGAGAGTACCTTTGTGATTTCTCAGCCCAAGGAGATGACCAGCTAATCGCATTGGCAGACACAGAGGATGCAGCAAAGAGGACATACCAACGTGATCATGTCAGGCTGTCACCAATAGTTTTTGGTATTGACCCTGCAAGGTTTGGTGATGACCGATCTGTAGTGTTTCGTAGGCAAGGTAGGCAAGCATTTAAGCCAGTTATATATCGAGGTATAGACAACATGGAACTAGCAGCCAGAGTAGCCAACTTGATAGAAGAGCATGACCCAGATGCAGTGTTTTGTGATGCAGGTGCAGGTAGTGGAGTAATCGACAGACTCAGGCAGTTGGATTATGACGTAATCGAAATACCGTTTGGTGGCAAGGCAATGAAACCAGAGCAGTACATCAACCGTAGAAGTGAGATGTGGTGGCTAATGAAGCAATGGATAGAAGAAGGAGGTGCAATACCAAACGACATAGCCCTAAAACAAGAGTTAGCAACACCGATATATTGGTTTGACAATGTAGGTAGGCGTGTATTGGAAAGTAAGGATCAGATAAAAAAAAGATTGCAGGGTGCAGGGTCGCCAGATTTAGCTGATGCACTAGCATTGACCTTTGCCCTTCCAGTAGCCAAGAAAGTACCAGAGGACATATACATCAAAAGACGTAAAGCATCGACACAGAAGACGGATTATGACCCATACAAAGTACTTTAAACGCATAGCTACAGGTTTAGATGTAGACCCATTACTAAAATTGTTAGACGATAAACCAGAATTATGGACAGAGATAACAGCAAGGCAAAAAGTAACGCAATCACCACATAAAGATACCGAATGTATATACGTTAGAGGGCCACTAAAAATGAGCCAATACTATGTCATGTGGGATACAGGATCATACGATTATCCATGTATGGAGTATTTAAAACCTGCATTAGTGCCATTGATGCAGCCAATATTAGAACAACTAGACGTAGAAGACATGGGAAGGGTAATTATTGTTAATTTAAAACCTAGTGGCCATGTAACTAAACACAATGATCAAGGAACGTATGCAGATCATTATAAAAGGTTTCATCTTGTACTTAAATCTAACCAATGGTGCAGCCAAACATGCGGAGATCAGGAACAAAAGTTTGAGGTAGGCGAGGTTTGGTGGTTTAACCATAAAGAGCTACACACAGCACACAATGTTGGCATGACAGACAGAGTGCATATAATATTTGATTGTGTACCTAAGAATTCTTTATGACGAGTGTGACCGTAATTCCAGATAGTACAGCTACTGTAGACAAAAGTAGGATATCCAAAACGGAAATCAAACTTGCCACAGTTGACGAAATGTTGGCAGAGGCCCAAACATTGTTTGACGAGCATTACGAAGAGATTGCCCGAAACAAACACGTTATGGTGCTAAAACCAGACGAAATAACCTACCGCAAATCGGAAGAAATGGGTAGTATTTTTATTTTGTCAGCTAGGCAGAATGACGTCCTAATTGGCTATTCTGTTAACTTTGTATCTAACCATTTACATTATGCCGATCTTAAGTTAGCCCAAAACGATTTGTTGTTTATTAGCAAAGAGCATAGGGGTGGCAGAGTTGGTTTAAAGTTGATAAAAGAAACAGAGAAGCACGCAACATCGCTCGGATGCAAACTTATGTTATGGCACGCAAAAGAAAACACCACTTTAGCTGCAATGTTACCGAGATTAAAATATGGTGTACAAGATATTATGTTCTCTAAGGAGCTATGACATGGCAATTACAACAGCTATAGCAGCAGTTGCTAGTACTGGTTATTCAATTTATCAAGGTGAACAACAGAAAAAGCAACAAAAAAAGCAATTAGCATTGCAATCACAGGCAAATGAAGATGCTAGAAAGACAGCTAAAGCAGAAGCAGATCGTGCCGACATGGAATACAACAAAGCAAACAGACAAACAGCGGATGTTGGTGCTATTACTGACGAAAGTGTACTAGCAGGTAAAGGTGGGGCAGCAGGTACTATGCTTACTGGCAATATGGGTATAGATCCAGAGAAATTAAACTTAGGCAAATCCACCTTATTAGGCGGTTAATCAATGTACGAAACCAAGAGAAGTAAATTATTGACGAGATGGGGTCACCTCAGATCTGAAAGGGCTACTTGGTGGTCACATTGGCAAGAAGTAACAACATATTTGTTGCCAAGAAATGGACGATATTTTGTACAAGACAGAAACAAAGGACATAGAAGACACAATTCGATATACGACAATACTGGTACAAGAGCATTAAGAACTTTAGGTGCTGGCATGATGGCAGGTGCGACATCTCCTGCAAGACCTTGGTTTAGATTAGGTACAGTAGACCCAGAATTAAACAAATATCCACCAGTAAAGATGTGGCTAAACGATGTTACAGAACGTATGCAATTAGTGTTTACTAAATCTAATACATACAGAACATTACATGGTATATACGAAGAATTAGGAGCATTTGGAACGGCAGGGTCAATTATTTTACCTGATATGAAAAATGCAATACATCATTACCCAGTAACGTGTGGTGAGTATGCAATAGCTACAGATTATCAGGGTAGAGTAAATACATTGTTTAGAGAATTTCAAAAAACAGTAGGAGAAACAGTAAGAGAGTTTGGATATAACAACTGTTCAACGTCCGTTAAAAATTTGCACGACAGAGGTTCATTAGATCAATGGATAACTATTATTCATGCTATAGAACCAAGAGATGATAGAGAGCGTGATTACAATAAGAAAGACAATATGAACATGAAATACAAATCTTGTTATTTTGAGCAAGGTGGTGAAGGCGATAAAGTGTTAAGAGAAAGTGGGTTCAAAGATTTTCCTGTAGTTGTACCTAGATGGGGCATAGCAGGTGGCGATATTTATGGTAATTCACCGGGAATGGAAGCATTAGGTGACATAAAACAGTTACAACATGAGCAATTACGCAAAGCACAAGGCATTGACTACCAGACAAAACCACCATTACAAGTGCCTAGCTACATGAAAAACCGTGATGTAGACAGTTTACCGGGTGGGGTTACATATGTTGATGGTCAACAGGGCAAAATTGAGACAGCATTTAACGTAAATTTAAATTTACAACACTTGTTAATGGACATACAAGACGTAAGGCAACGCATAAATGGAAGTTTTTATGCTGATTTGTTCCTTATGTTGGCAAATGCTACTGATACACGCATGACCGCAACAGAAGTAGCAGAACGTCACGAAGAAAAACTGTTAATGTTAGGGCCAGTTTTAGAAAGATTACACAATGAATTATTAGATCCGTTAATAGATATTACTTTTAGCAGAATGATAGAAGCAAATTTAATACCACCTGCACCAGAAGAATTACAAGGCATGGAATTAAATGTAGAGTTTGTGTCTATGTTGGCGCAAGCGCAACGTGCAATTGGTACTAATAGTGTTGATAGATATACAAATACAATGGGCATGATTGCACAAATGAAACCTGATGTACTTGATAAATTTGATTCTGACGCATGGGCAGATGGATATGCAGATATGCTAGGCATTGATCCGGCATTAATAGTACCCGGACAGGTAGTAGCTAAAATACGTCAGGAAAGAGCAGCAGCGCAACAGGCAGCAGCACAGGCAGAACAACAACAACAAGCGGTAGAAAACATGGCAAAACTTGGTAAAGTAGAGTCAGGTAATGCTATGGATATGATGAATCAATTTAGTGGTTACAACTCGCCATCACCATTGGAGGTATAAATGGAATTAATTGATCTAAAAAAAGACCCACAACCGATAGACAGCAACGAAATGTACGAAGAGCCAATGTATAGTTATGGCTTGTGTATATCGTTAGGTAGAGAAGAGTTAGAAAAGTTAGGTATAGAAAAATTACCAGAAGCTGGTAGCGAAATGATGATCAAAGCTATAGCTTATGTAAAAACTGTTAGGGAAAGTAAAGAAAAAGATGGCGTAGAACAGAATGTAGAGTTACAAATATGTGCAATGGGTATAGAACCATTTGACAAAAGTGGTGATCAAGCAGATGGATTGTATGGTGAGAAGGCTATTGCACCACCAAAAGCAAAGCCTGTCGCTACACCTACTACAGGCACATATCTTACAGGAGATTAATTATGCCATTTGGGAAATTTAGAGTAAAACCAACTGAAGGTGCGGAAGAAATTATTCCTAGAAAAATAAAAAACAAAGTAGCAATTATAGAAGCTATGGAAGAAGGCGGTATGGCCAAAGAAAAACATTTAAAAGAAAAAGAAAAACTTATGAAACTTTACCCCTCATTATTTGAATAACTATGAGCTTATACGAAAACATCCACGCAAAACGCAAAAGAATTAAAGCAGGTTCTGGCGAGCGTATGAAAAAAAAAGGTGAAAAAGGTAGACCAAGTGCCAAAGATTTTAAAAATGCAGCAAAAACTGCAAAAAAAATGTATCCTAATCAAAAATAGGTGTGACCGTAACCAAGTTATAGCTAGATATATTTAAGCATGAGCGATTACAATCCACTCGATCTTAAAAGTCAACAAAAATCTAAAGACAATAAAAAGTTTGAAGAAAAAGTTGACCGACAGACCGAGGAAGCGGATATAAAATGGCTTATGAGCAGCAAGAGGGGTCGCAGATTTATCTGGAGGCTTCTGGAAATGGCAGGTGTATTTCGATCATCGTTCAACACTAACGCAATGGCAATGTCATTTAGCGAAGGTAACAGAAACTATGGTTTGAAACTTCTTAACCAAGTCCACACTCTCTGCCCAGAACTGTATCCGACAATGATTAAGGAGCAAAAAAATGTCAGAAACGCTGATGACGGAAGCCAACCAAACCAATGAAGGCGATACGCAGCAGCCAGTAGACGCATCAACTGAAGCAACTACTGACACACAGCAGCAAGCTGAAAGTGTACAGGAACAACAAGTTTCGGATGAAACCGCTGTTGAAAATGAAACTAGCGAATCAGAAGCACCAGAAGGTGCGCCTGAAACATACGAGTTTAATACGAAAATTTCTGACGATTCTTCTGAACTCGACCCCGAAGTAGTAACTGCATTCGGTGAAGTCGCTAAAGAACTTGACCTGCCACAAGATGCTGCACAAAAAGTATTAGACAAAGTTGCACCTGTTATACAGGCAAAACAAGCCAAGGTACTAGAGCAAGTAAAGACAGATTGGGCTAACGATTCACAGGCTGACAAAGAATTTGGCGGTGAAAATTTAGCTGAAAATCTAGAAATTGCAAAAAAATCTTTAGATGCTTTTGGTTCTGATACTTTGAAGTCGCTGCTACATGAAACAGGCTTTGGCAACCATCCTGAGATAATCAGGTTTATGTTCAAAGTAGGTTCGGCAATTAGTGAAGACAGTTATGTTGGCAATTCAGAAGGTGCTATGTCTCAAGGGGCAGATCCTAAAGATTTCAACAGCATAGCTAACGCACTATATTCAAATCAGCAAAACAAGTAAGGAGTTATTAAATGGCTACACTCTCAACCTCAAATTTAACACTAGCGGATTGGGCAAAAAGATCTGACCCAGACGGTAGAGTGCCAATCGTTGCAGAGCTACTATCTCAAACCAACGAAATATTAGATGATTGCGTGTTTAAGGAAGGTAATTTACCTACTGGTGAACGTGTAATTATTAGAACTGGTTTACCTTCAGTTTATTTCCGTGCATTAAACCAAGGTATTCCCGGCAGCAAGTCAACAACTGCTCAAGTTGATGAAGCCTGTGCAATTCTTGAAGCACGTTCTGAAGTAGACAAAGACTTAGCAATGTTAAATGGTAACACTGCACAGTTCCGTCTATCTGAAGATACTGCGTTCTTGGAAGCAATGAACCAAACTCAAGCTGAAACTATGTTCTATGGTAATCCCGGAACAGATCCTAAAAAGTTTCTAGGTTTAGCACCAAGATATGGCGATTTATCAGCAGATAACGCAGTTAACATTCTTGATGCAGGTGGATCAGGTTCTGATAATGCTTCTGTATATCTAGTAGTTTGGGGTGATCAAACTGTATATTGTCCTTTCCCTAAAGGATCTAAAGCAGGTTTAACTCACGAAGATCTTGGCGAGCAAACTGTATACAACAGTGACGGTACAAGACTACAGGCTTTTGCTACTCGTTATCAGTGGAAAAACGGTTTAGTTGTTAAAGATTGGAGATACGTTGTTCGTATTTGTAACATCGACATTTCTGATTTACTTGGTGTTACTGGCACACAATCAACAACTGCTGCAACTGGCCTTACTAAGTTAATGGCAAGAGCAACTTATAGAATACCTAACATGGCTATGGGTAGAGCAGCGTTCTACATGAATAGAACAGTTCATTCTGGTTTATCAATTGCAGCAATGGATAAGTCACAAAATGTTCTTGAAATCCAAAAAGGTTTATCACAGTTTGGAACAGCTAAAAGCTACTTATCATTCTTAGGTACTCCAATCAGACAAGTAGATTCGTTAATTAACAACGAAGCTCGTGTAGTTTAATTTTATTATTTACAAAGGAGATTTAAAATGATTACAGATTCATTGCTTAGAGTTAGCGAAGATCAAGCGGTTACATCTACTGCTGTATCTACTAACACTATTGATTTAGGATCAGCTAGAGATGTAGGTGAAGGTACTGCTTTGTACATGAACTTTGCATTAACTGAAGCATTTGCTAACGGTACAAGTGTAACTTTTGAAGTTATTACTAGTGCAAGTGCAAACTTAGGTACACCTACCGTTATTGGTAGTAGTACAGCAGTTGCTACAGCATCACTTACATTAGGTAAAAACATTGTTGTACGTCTAAATCCAGATATTGCTGGCAAAGGCCAAAGATATCTTGGTGCTAGATACACAGTTGCAGGTACTTATAATGCAGGTAAAGTTACTGCTGATATAGTAGAAACAATAGGTGATGGTCAAAAGTACTATACTTCTGGCTTTACTGTAGCTTAATAAGGAGAATCTATGCCTATTTACAGAGCTAAAATCAAGTGTTTCGTTGGTCAATCCATGCGAGAAGCTAACGAAGAGTTTGAATATAACGGAGAGTTTAATAGTAATATTGAATTAGTTGGAGGAATTGAACCTGACCTACCTGTGGCGTCAAACACAACCGTACCGTCAGAAGATGTTCAGCCAACTACTCAATCAATTGATTATAAATCAATGACTAAAGCAGAACTCGAAGTGTTTGGTCGTACTATCGGTATTGAACTAGATAGAAGACAAACTAAAGAAACTCTTATTAGTCAACTTGTTGAAGCAAATAAGTAGGCATCGATTATCTTATTTACTTACTGGGGGCTAGTAGTAATACTGCTAACCTCCTCTTTTTTTAGGAGATGTTATGGCAACTGAAGTAGATATTTGCAACCTTGCCCTAGCTCACTTGGGTGATGATGCAACAATAGCTTCGCTTAATCCACCAGAAGGATCTGCACAAGCAGAAAAAGCTCAACGTTTTTATCCAATAGCAAGAAACAATTTGCTAGAAATGCACACATGGAATTTTGCAGCAAAACGTGAAAATTTAGCATTAACTACAAATGAACTAGATCAATGGGATTATGCATATATAGCACCTGCGGATATGATGAATCCTGTTGCAGTTATATCTCCTACGGCACAAAACGATTACGCTACAAGAATGTCAGCTGGTGATACTCCGGGAGGAATAACAAGTAATTATGCACCTACAATTGTGGCAGGGCAATATACACCACAACAATTTGCAGTAGAAGGAACATATATTTATACAAACCAAGAAAATGCAATGTTGAGATATCAAGCATATGTAACTGACCCTTCTACATTTTCTCCGTTATTTATAACTACATTGTCATGGCATTTAGCATCAATGTTGGCAGGGCCTATTATTAAAGGTGACCAAGGAATGGCTGAAGCAAAACGTAGTACACAAATGATGCAAGGATATTTAACGCAAGCAAAACAATCAGACAATTTACACAGAGATATAACTGTAGAACATATAGTACCTTGGACATCCGGGAGATAATTTATGCCTGTAACACGCAATTTTAAACAAGCATTTTCTGGAGGTGAGATATCACCAGAAATGTTTGGCCGTATTGATGACACTAAATATCAACAAGGTGCTGCAACAATGCGTAATTTTATTGCTAAACCACAAGGCCCTGCGGAAAACAGACCCGGATTTGCATTTGTAAAAGAAGTAAAAGACAGCACAAAAGCAGTAAGATTGATGTCATTTACTTTTTCTACAGTGCAAACAATGGTTATAGAAATGGGTGATCAATATTTTAGATTTCATACACAAGGTGCAACATTAAATTATAGTGATGGTGCAGCATGGAATAGCGGTACTAATTATATAGTCGGATCAATTGCTAAATATAGTGGTACAAATTATTATTCAAAAACAATACACTCAAATAGTCAGCCACCAAATGCAACAAATTGGTATGCTTTACCTGCTGACATGACATATGAAATACCATCACCTTATTTAGAAGCAGAATTATTTAATATTCATTATGTGCAATCTGCTGATGTTATGACAATTGTGCATCCTAATCATGCACCTAGAGAATTAAGAAGACTTGGCGCAACACAATGGGAATTAAAAGAAATTAATTTTGGCAGCCCTATTGCATCACCAACTATTGCATCTGTTGTTGCTTATATACCGTCATCATCTAGTACAGATACAGACACTTACGAAGCACATGAATATGTAGTTACAGCCATTGGCAGTAATCTTATAGATGAAAGCGCACAATCAAGTTCTCAATCTGTAAATAATAATATTTTTGTAACTGGTGCAAAAAATACGGTGACATGGAATGCTGTTGCTGGTGCAGCAAGGTACAGAGTTTATAAAGAACAAGCAGGTGTATATGGATTTTTAGGAGAAACAACTAGTACATCAATTGTTGACGCAAACATTGCACCAGATTTTTCTAGAACTCCTCCTGTCTATGACAATCCCTTTCCAAGTTCTAATAATTTTCCGGGTGCTGTATCTTATTTTGAACAACGTAGAGTTTTTGCAGGTACAAATAATGATCCGCAAACTATTTATATGACTAAATCAGGAACAGAAAGTAATATGTCTTTTGGTATTCCTATTAGAGATGATGACCGTATTAAGTTTAGGGTTGCTGCTCGTGAAGCAAACACAATACGACACATTGTTCCATTAACACAATTACTATTGCTTACAGGGTCAGCAGAGTGGCGCATAGCATCTGTAAATAGTGACGCTATAACACCTAGTTCTATATCAGTAAAACCACAATCTTATGTTGGTGCTAATAATGCACAACCAGTTATTGTAAATAACAGTATGGTATATGCTGCTGCTCGTGGTGGCCACGTTAGAGAACTTGGTTATAACTGGCAAGCTAATGGATTTATTACAGGTGATTTATCTCTTCGTGCGCCACATTTGTTTGATAATTTGACAATTGTAGATATGGCATTAGCTAAAGCACCACTGCCTATTGTTTGGATGACAAGTAGTAACGGTAAATTATTAGGATTTACATATGTGCCAGAACAACAAGTAGGAGCATGGCATCAACATGATACAGATGGCACGTTTGAAAGCGTAGCTAGTGTTTCCGAAGGAAATGATGATGTAGTTTATTGTGTTATAAAAAGAACTATAAATGGTGCATCAAAAAAATATATAGAACGTATGGGTACAAGATTGTATGAAACTCAACGTGATAGTTTTTTTGTTGACGCAGGTGCAACATATAACGGCACTAATACAAACACAGGACAAAACGTAACTATATCTGGCGGTACAAATTATACAAGAGGAGAAAGCGTTACTATAACTGCTAATTACAATTTATTTAATGCACCTCCTAGTACTGCTGACATAGGTGATGCCATTGTTTTAGTTGATGGCGCAACTCTTTATAGGTGCAATATTGTTTCTACATCAAGTCAAACTGTAGCAACAGTAAAATTAGATAAATCTTTACCTGCATCTTTGCGTAACACAGCAATAACAACATATGAAGTTGCACGAAATGTTATATCAGGTATTACATGGCTTGAAGGAAAAACAGTAAGCATATTGGCTGACGGTGCTGTGCATCCACAAAAAGTAGTATCTAGCGGTTCTATTACCTTAGATCAAGCATCTAGCGTTGTTCATGTTGGTTTACCTTATGACAGCGATTTACAATCATTACCATTAGCATTGCAAGCAGAAGCGTTTGGTCAAGGCCGTGTTAAAAATTTAAATCATGTATATATAAGAGTATTAGAAAGTTCTGGTATTTTTGCAGGGCCTAGTGCCGATAAATTAGTAGAAGCAAAACAACGTACAACAGAACCATATGGATCGCCACCTAATTTAAAAACAGAAGATATAAAAATAATGTTGACACCTACATGGCAAGACAATGGACAGTTATTTGTACGACAATCTGATCCATTACCATTAACAATTGTTGGATTAACATTAGAAGTGGCTATAGGTGGATAGTGTAACCGTAAGGCGATATAGTGTCTGTATATTAGAAAAATAAGTAGTTGTTGATGTTATGGCAACAGATCCAAATAAATGGAATAGAATAGGCGGTATAACTTCTATAGCCGGAACTGTTCAAGGAATAGCAGCAAATTATTACGGAGCAGAAACAGAAAAGTTTAAATATAAATCAATGGCTCTTAGTTATCAGCATAAAAAAGATATGGCTAAAATTAATAGCCGTATGTTAGACACGCAAGTAAGACAAGTTGGAAAAGCAATGAATAGACAAATAATGATTAAAACTATGGCAGCAGGTCAACGTAGAGGTAGAGCTACAGCAAGTGCAGCTGCACGAGGTGGAAGTTTAGGTTATGGAAGTACAGCAAATCTTTTTGCTAGTGACGAGATTATGAAAGAAATAGACAAAATTACAATGAATACTAATAAAGTACAGGCAATGAATGAAGCAAGAATGCGTAAGGTAAATATGGATATTAGAGGAACAATGCTTGGTGTATCACAAGCAGGTGCATTAGCTAACGCATCTACAGTAAGCCCATTTTTAAACATGAGTAGTACTTTATTAACTGGTATTGGTGATATTGCTAAAAACAAATATTTTGAAGGTTAATTATGGCTACAGTACCTTTTCAAAACACACCGTCAGAACAACTTAGAGTTGGGTCAGCACCACAAATGAGTGCTACAAATGTACGTCCTATGGACGATGTAGTTACTGATGATATACAAAAATCTAGTCAAGCATTTAATCAATTTGCACAAATAGCAAAAACTATTCAATTAGAAAAAGATGATGCAAAATCAAAAGAGTTAAGTAACGAATATCAAACAAGAGCATTAGAGATAGAAAATTCTTATTTAGCTTTAGAGCAAGGAAACGCTGTTGCTCAAGTAGGTACTGGTGATGATGGAAAACCAATTTTTGCATATGATCAAAAAGTTAACGACCTAAATGCATTAAAAGAAGAAATAGCTGAAAAGGCAGAAAATAAAAATCAATTAGCAATATATAACGAAAAAACAGCAGCATCATTATATTCTTCAACAAATAGAATGAGTAAACATTCTCTAGCAGAACAAACTAAATATGCAAACACTAATGCTTTGGCAGACATTAATAATACAGCTATAGAAGCTGCATTATCTGTTGATGATTTTAATTTAGGTCAAGACAGTGAATATGTTAAAAATTTACTTGCATTAGACGTAAAAATTAAAAATTACCTTGACGCAAAAGGTGTAACTTTTATAGGTGATTCTAATGGTAGTGAAATAAATAGCGAATCATATATTAATTTAAGAAATGGTTTTTTAAACGATGTACATGACAGTGCAATAAACAAATTAATGCAGGGTAATGAATATCGCAAAGTAAAAGACTATTTAGATTGGAATGAAAAAAACGGTACAATATCAAGTGCTCAACTTAATAAACATATAAAAACAGTTACTACGGCAATAAAAAAAGAGAATGGTGATGATATTGTTGAAAGTATTATTAGTTCAAAAGATTTAAATTCTAATGATGGGGGTGCTACAAGTTCGATAAATTTTATTATGTCATTAGAGAGTAGTAATAATGTAAATAATAAAAATGGTTTACCATACCAAGAAGGAAATGGAAAAGAAATTACACATAAAAATTTAGAAAATTTACAGAATACATCTAAATTTTACAGAGCAGATGCTACTGTTTTTTTACCGCCAGAACACCGTACAACTCATTTATTTTTAACAAAAGAATTAGGTGTAGAAGAAGCAGATAAGATATTTACAAAAGCTACTACGTTATTAAAAGAAGATGGTTTTGTTATAGACAAAGAAAGAATGAAAATTGATAATGCTTATGCAGCAGAAGTAAATACAAAATTAATAGAAAAAACAATGGCAATAGGTAAAGTTGAATTAACTAAAAAATATGGAGTAGGTAATGAATTAGATATAGCAAATAAAGATTTAAATTTTGTAGTATCAAAAATAGATTACAAATATGCAGACACACAGCAACCACAAATTCGTGTAGATGAACTTGGTGTATTTAATTTAGAAGATGCATTAACTCGTGCTAGAGATAATATACAAGACAAAACTGTTCTAGAATATGTAGAAACTAATTTAAAAAGTATACATAATGAACGTAAAGTTTTTGCAGAAACAAATTATGATGAAGCTTTAGACCTAGCTAAAGAAAAAGCATTTGCAGAAGAAGGTGGTTGGACAAAAATTAAAGCAGAAACATTTGAAAAATTTACAAGAGAAGATAAGCAAATATTAAAAAATGGACATCCAGAAGAATCAGATACAGATACATACACTAATCTTTCTAACGATGTTAAAGAAATACTTCCAGAAAATATAAATAAATACAGACATTTATTGTCAAAAGAACATTTTAGAAAATTAAAAATAAAAGGAGAAAATATAGCAAATGGTGGCGAAGGAAAAATACTTGAAGCAACTATGGATACACAATTATTTAAAGATATATTAGCAAAAAATGGTTTTGAAGATATTGTGTTTGGTAAAGGAAAAAACAATCTTGTTCAAGCAAAAAAATATAATGCTATTTTTGCTGAAGTAGAAAACAGAATAGATTATGCACAAAGAATATCAGGAAAAAAATTGACACGAGAAGAAAAAGCAAATTTTGTATATAATGTTATTTCAGACAAAGTTAATATTGATAATAGAAATTTTTTATATGATGAAAAAGGTAAGTTATATAGCGGTGTTGACCGTGATAATTTAGATGATACATACGTTAATGTACAAGAAGTTGTAAACGGTAAATTAACAACTACAAGAATATATGGTAATCAAATACCAACTAAAGTTTTAACAGCAATACAAGGATCGTTATACCAACGTGGTTTACCTATGTCGCAACTAGAAATTGCTAAAGAATGGGTTAAGTTTGGCAAACCTATGACATTAAATGAAGCTGATAAAAATATTAAAGCAACAAAAATTTATGGATTAATGGCAGGTTAAAAATGACTTCATCAAACCCTTTTGATCAGCTTGTAGACAACTCAACAAACCTAGATTATGGTACAGAATTTGATCCAAATTTTAATCCATTTAGTGACTATTATCGTGAAGAACAAGAAAAAAAAGATGAATTTATAAAAGCACAAATTAAAGCTGCGTCTAGTACTGATCCTGACAAGGCAGGTAAAGCACAAAAATTAGTTGCAGAATTAGGCTTGCCTGATGGCATGGCATTAGATCCCGAAAAATCTTTAAAATTTTTAGAAGAAAGAAAAAAACAACAATTAATAGATCAACGTAGATTATCTCTTGTAAATCCTATATTAGGAGAACGATTGCGTAATCCTAGTTTTGCACAAATAGCACACGATAATATTGAAAATTTAGGTTTTTTTGAAAAACTATATAGCACTGTAGGTTTAAAAGGTGCGTATCAAGGCACTAGAAAAGGAATATTAAGCAACGAAAAAGGTAAATTAGGTTCACAATTAAAATCTAGTTTAGGCCCTATTGATATACCTAGAGTTTTAAGTACTGCAACTCAAGGTGATTTTTTAAATTTAAGTAAAACAGATCAAGAAATTTTTGACAGGATTAAAGAAATTGATGAAGAAATTGCACGAATGGACGCAGATGGTGAAAATTTTATAGAAGCAGCTACATATTATATTGGTCAATATGGTGCGTCTGTACCGCAAGCAGCACTTACTGGATTAGCTACGGCTAAAATACGAGCAAAACTTGGAGCAACAGTAGGTTCAGCAGGTGGCCCAAAAGGTTCAGTTATTGGTGGTGTTTTGGGTGGCCTTTCTGGCTGGGGTGCTTTTACAAACAAACTTGCATTAGATACAGTACAAGTAGAAGAAGGTCATGCGTACCTTGAATTGTTAGATAGGGGTTATACAAAAGATGAAGCACAGACTAGAGCACAAATAGTTGGAGTTGTTAATGGTGCTCTTGAAAGAGTTAATTTAGCTTTGTTAGGCAAGGTTTATAAAGGAGCAAAAGACGTAGCAATTAATCAATTTAACAAAAGAATATTAAGACGAGTAACTGTGCAAGCAATGAGCAAAAATGCACAAAAGGCAACGCAGCTAGGTGCATTAAAAGCATTAGGTGGTAATTACGTTACAAATATAGGTTCTGAAACAGGAACGGAAGTATTACAAGAATTAGTATCTATTGCAGGTGTAAACGTTTTATCTAATTTAAGTCAAGAAGATATAAATACACTTACACCAGAACAAATAGGCGATAGAGTTTGGTCTACAATGACACAAACTATGAAAGGCATGGTTTTGTTTGGACTAGTAGGTAGTGGCGGTAGCTATGTAAATGAAGTAAACAAAGTAAATCAAGCAAAAAGTGACGTTGCTTTTATAGAAAAATTAAGCCAAGTTTCTGCAAATGATAAAACTAAAAAAAGAAATGCAACTGTGTTTCAAAATTACATACAACAAATTTCAGACAGTGAAGGTGTAGATGATTTTTATATTGATGCTGGTGAATTTTTAAACCAATTAGATAAGAATTTAATTACTGAACAACAATTAGAATTATTTAGCCCTGATATTAGTAAACAAATAAAAGATATAAAAAAAGAAGGATTAGTAGGTAAAGATATAAAAATTAAAACTGGTGATTATGCAGCAAACATTGCAGGTACTGAATTTGATAAATCATTACAACCACACTTACGTCTAGGTGCAGACAGTTTAAGCCTTACTGATTATTCGGCATCACAACTTAAAAACAAACAAGAAGCATTAGACAAAGTTGTCACAATAATGAATGAGCAAAAAAATAGAATGGAACAAGCAGCTAAAGAAGAAAAACAAATAAAAAGACAAATAGCTGCACAATTAAAAGTTTTAAATACAAAATTTACTGAAAACGACAATAGATTTTTAGCAGGGTTGCCTTCTGCATTTGCAGGTGCATACTCTAAACTTACAGGTCAAACACCAAAAGAATTTATAAATCAACATTTTTATAATATTAAATTTGATAAAAAAGATAGTCAGTTTGGATCACAATTATTTAATCAAGACGGAACTATTAAAACAGAAACTGAATTTTTTAAAAATTGGTTTGGCAAGTCAATAATAAAAAATCCTGATGGAACTCCAATGGTTGTATATCATGGCACTACTGATAGTTTTGATCAGTTTGATCTTGACCACCCAAATAAATATGACAATGGGTTTTTAGGTAAAGGCATTTATTTAACAGATAGAGAAGAGTTGGCACAGACATATGCAACAAATAAAAAAGTAAAAACTAAAGCACCTGCGGAAGATAAAAAAGTAATGCCTTTATATGTACGTTTAGAAAATCCTTATCTAGCAACCGCAGAGGATAAAAACATTATTAAAAGAGGAGGAGCAGCTGCGTCTGCTGCTTTTAGAGATAAATTAATTCGTGAAGGTTATGACGGTGCAATAATGGAGGTATTAGATGGTAGAGAAATAGTTGTATTTGACACTAACGCAGTTAAGTCAGTTGACAACCAAGGGAACTGGTCTAGAGAGCTAGATAATTTATACGAACAACAACAAGTAGAATTAGAAAACGAATTTTTTGAACAACAAGGTACACAAAAACAAGGCAAGGTTGTTCCAGAAACTGTAAAAGAAATTGCTAATTTAATTGAGAGTTTTGATTTTGCAGGCAAAAACACATTTGAGACTAACCGTGATTTTAAATTAGCTTTGCAACAACGAGTAAAAGACGAAGCAAAAAAGGCAGGCGTAGATGTCTCAGTATTTACAGCAGAAGTAGAAAAATATTTAGTCAACACTGCATTAGCAGACGCAAGATATGCACTAGAGAATAATGACAATGCTATTGGTTGGTACGACACAACATTGGCAAAAGCTAAAGGTATTTTGTCTCTTATACATCCAGAGCTAGAAACAGATCCAGTTGCTAATTTTGCATTTGTCTATGCGTTAGCGAATACATCTAACATGATTAAGGTTGATAGAAACTTGCAATTAGCAGAAACTGCATATACTGCTTGGCAAGAATCACGTACAGAAGATAATCCCTTTGGCACATTTCCTGAAAAAACTATTGGTGAAGGCGATGCAAAGAAAGCTATAAACCGTAATTTTAAAATGTTTAATAAATTAATTAGAGAAAAAGGATTTGAAGCATTAGAGCAATATTTAGGAAGCACACATTTAGTAAAGGACATAGAAGATTACACAGGCTCTACAGTAACTGGTTTAAACAAAAGTGATACAGCATATGGTGCTGCAATAATGGGGCCAAAAATTGGTAATGGTTTTTATGCAAATCTAAAAGGTCATTATGAACAGTTAACTATGGATAGATGGTTAATACGTTCATGGGGCAGAATGACAGGAACATTAGTTCTTGATTACACAAAGCAAGCAAAAGTAAAACGTGGACAATTAAAATCTATAATTAAAGGTTTAACTTTAAAAGAAAAAAGAGCATTAGAAGAAATAATAAAAACAAAAGTAAGACTATCTAATCTTGATGAGGTAGCTGTTGCAATACAAAAAGCTAGTACGTCAGAAAACAATAGAGATCTTATGAACGCTATAGGTTTAGTTACTAATCCTAAGAATGCACAGCTATTACAAGATGTACTAGGCAACCCTAGAAAAGGAACACCAAGAGTAGGTTTAGGAAGCGAAATACGTAAAGGTGGTAATGCTTTAGCTAAATTTTTAGATGGTCAAAAAGAAACACCAAGCGGTGCTCCAGAGAGAAGAAATATTACAAAAGTCTTTGAACAAGTGTTGAGCATATTGCAACAAGAGTACAAAGATCTTACAATGGCAGACCTACAAGCATTGCTTTGGTATCCAGAAAAACGTCTGTATGACACTGCAAAATTAGATACAGACGAAATAATAAGAGGATACGAAGAAAGCGAAGCTCCTGACTACGCTAATGCTTCTGCTAAAATGGCAGTAGAACTAGGCGTGTCAGAAGCTGACATCCAAATTAAACTAAAGGAAGTTAACGATGAACTCCAACGTCAGGCAGCTAACAGAACAACAGGAACACAACGAGATGTTGGAGGAACAGGAAGCTTACGAGGAGCTAATACTTTCCAACAACAAGGAGCAGACAGCACAAACATTGACGAGCGAACAGGACTCCCTCTTAACCCAGACGGAACCGTTACTGTCTACCACCACACCAACAAACAAGCAGCCAAATCAATCAGAGAGTCCAGTGAACTTAGAAGCCTTGGAGAACCTGATGTCTACGTTACCACCAGAGCTATCGCAGATACTGGCTATGGTGATACCTCAGTTGGACTCAGAGTCGACCCTTCTAGACTTAGTCTCGATGATGAATTCCCAAACGGACGAAGAGATTACAGACTCTCAGTTGGAAGACCTAGAGGTTCTATTCGAGTAGACGTAATAGATCTTGCAGAACAAAGTAAATTATTTTCACAAAATCAAATACCACAAGGGCCTAGAGGTCGTTTTAATCCAAGAACGTTAACGACATTATTAACTAAGGAAGCAGATTTTTCTACTTTTGCACATGAAACAGCACATTATATGTTAACTGTTTTAGAAAATATAGTTACAGGAGAAAATGCCCCATCAACTTTAATTAGTGATTTTGATACATTATTAGATTTTTGGGGTGTCAAAGATATAGAAACATGGAAAACATTTGATTTAGAACAAAAACGTAAATATCACGAACAATTTGCATACAATTACGAAATTTATTTACACGAAAATAAAGCACCAAGTACTGGTTTACGTAAATTGTTTCAAAGATTTAGTTATTACATAAAGAAAGTTTACGAAGATGTAAGAGGAAGAATTAATGATTTGTATAGACAAGAAACTGGTCAAGATTTACCTATGTTAACTGATGAGGTTAGAAGCGTTATGGATCGTATGTTAGCTAGTGATGAGCAAATAATACAAGCAAACGATATATACGATATGAGAGCAATGTTTGAAACACAAGAAACTAGTGGTATGAACAATGAGCAATGGGCAGAATATACAGCAGCACTTAAAGAAGCAGAAGAAGAATCACTAGAAATAATGACACAAGATAGCATGAGACAAGTGCGTTGGCTAAATAATTCAAGACAAGGATTATTAAAAAAATACCAAAAAGATACCAAAAAATTATATAAAAAAGTAGAAGCAGAAGAACAAGAAAAAGTTAAACAAGAAAAAATATATAAATTAGCTGCATATTTGAAACGTGGCGAAACTGTAAATGAAAAAGGCAAAATTGTAAAAGTTAAAACAGGCCATAAATTATCTATAGAAAGTCTTAGTAAATTAATACCATTTTATGATATGAAGTCTGAAATAAAAGAATTAACACAAAAACGTATGGCTACTAAAAAGGGTGTAGACGTAAAACTTATATCAGAAATGTTTGGATTTAAAACAGCAACAGATATGGTAGATGCATTATTAGAAATGCAACCAATAGAAGATCGTGTACAAGAAAGAACTGAACAAAGAATGATTGAAGAATTTAGTAATCTTTTAGATCCAAGACAACAAGAATTAAAAGTACAAGAAGCAATACATAACGAAGCTAGAGCAAGGTTTATATCTGCTGAGTTACGTTTTTTATCTAAATCTATGCAACCAGTTAGGTTACAACTCGCTGCTGCTAAACAAGTTGCAGAAGATATTTTAGCAAAGAAAAAATTATCAGAAATTAGACCAACAGAATTTGCAAGAGCAGAAGCTAGAGCATTAAAAGCTGCTGAAGCTGCAATGAAAAAAGGTGACAGTCAAGCTGCATTAGAAGCAAAAAGATCACAATTACTAAATAATCAATTAGCTAAAACAGCAATAGATATACAAAAGAGATACGATGCAGCAAAAAGTTTTTTTGTTACTAAATTATTTAAAAAAAGCGATAGTAAAATAGCAAACACTAGAAACACAGATTTAGTAAACGCTGCTAGAGCTATTATGTCTTCTTACGGTGTTGGCCCAGTAATAGAAAATCCTAATGATTTTACAAAAAAATTAGAAACATACGACCCACAATTATACGCAGAAATAGAACCAATTATACTTGATTTACAGGCAAGCAATAATCAAAAATCACTTACAGATCTGTCAACTGAGGATTTTGATTATGTATATGAGATGGTGCAATCGTTGTGGCATCAATCGTTGCGTGATGAGCAAGTAAGAATGTTAGGTAAATTACAAAGCGTAGAAGAAGCAGCAACACCACTTATAGATAATATGAAAGAAAAAATAAATAAAAGTCCTCGATTAAAAGAAAGACAAGAAAATCCGCCCGGAGCTAGAAAAGCAATAGGTTTTAAATATCAAATTTATAAAATGATGCTTGGATTTAAAGCAAAATTAAGACGTATGGAACATTGGGTAGATGGCATGGATGGTGCAGATCAAGTTAAAGAAGGTAGCGTAGGTACAACAGTTTTAGAATTAAAAGGAGGTAAATTAGGCAAATTCTATAACACTTTATGGTTTCCTATGAAAGATGCTTTAACAAAATATAGAGAGCAACAACTTATATTTACTAAAGAATATTCAGATCTTATTGCACAAGTAGATTTTGGTAATGATTCAATATTTTCTGGCGAACTAAATTATGATTTTGGTACAAACTCAAACGCTAGAGGTAAGGTGGAATTGCTTGGAGCAATGCTGCACACAGGTAATAAAAGTAATTTAAGAAAATTATTACTTGGTAGAAAATGGGGTGAGTTAAATGAAGACGGTAGTTTAAATACAACAAGATGGGATACTTTTGTAGAACGCATGATAAATGAAGGACATCTTACAGAAAATGATTATGTTTTTTTACAAGCAGTATGGGATTTAAATGAAAAAATGAAACCGCTTTTACAAAAAGCACATAAAGAAACAGAAGGATATTATTTTAAAGAAGTTGAAGCTACACCAATAACAAATAGATTTGGCACATACAGAGGTGGATATGTACCTGCAAAAACTGATCCGTTAATGGTAGATCAACCAGTAGATCAAGCTATAGAAACAACAAAATTACAGTTTAAAAATTCATTACCTTCTGCTCCAAAAGGCATGACAAAAAGTCGTGTTGAAAATTATGCAGCACCATTGTCATTGCATTTAGGATACATGACAAAACATATAGATGACTCTTTACGTTTTGCATATGTTCAACCAGTTTTAAAAGATACTTTAAAAATTTTAAAACATAAAGATTTTGAAAAAACTTTAGAAGTAATAGACCCAACTGTAATGAAAGAAATGATATTGCCTTGGTTACAAACTGCTGCAAATCAAACAACTTTCACACCTTCTGGACTAGATCCAAACATAGATAAGTTGTTAGTGGCACAAAGAAGAAGAGCAGGTATAGGTATTATGTTTGCTAACATTTCTAACGCTATACAACAATACACAGGTATATTCCCTGCAAATTTAAAAGTAAAAGGTAAATATTTAAACGGTGCATTAGTTGCTTATACAAAAGATAGGCAAGGTATACAAGAAATGATTGCAGGTGCATCGCCATTTATGGAAGATCGCCAAAGAAACCAAATGTTTGATATACAAGGTCGTTTAAATGAATTAATTATTGATCCAAACCAATTTCAAAAATTTAAAGATTGGTCTACAAAACACGCATATTTTTTACAGCAAACTTTTCAAAATCAAGTAGATGCTGTTGTTTGGTTAGGAACATTTAATCAAGTTCACGCAGAACTAGGATCAGAACTAACTAACGAAGAAGTGTTAGATGAAGCTATAAAACAAGCAGATGCAAATGTACGTTTAACACAAGATAGTTTATTGCCAGAAGATAGAGCAGCGTTTCAAAACTCTACACCAATTGTACAAGCAATTACACAATTTACTGGTTATTTCAATACAATGGCTAACCTTAATGCAACACAATTTAAAAAATTAATACAAGACGATATAGGTTTTAAAAATAAATCACAACAAGGTGCTCAAATGCTTTACACATATATTTATTCTGTATTTATGCCAGCAGTTGTAGCAGGTTTAATTGCAAGATCATTAGGTGGTAATTTAAACGATGATGATGATGATGGATATTTAGACGATGTAGCAGAAGCAGTGTTTGGTGACGTATTAAAATATAAAGTTGCATTTATACCAATTGTTGGCCAAGCAGCAATAATACCAATTAATGCACTTAATGATTTGCCTTATGATGACACAATTACATCTAGTCCTTCATTTCAAGCAATAGAACAAGGATTAGGAGGTACGGCAAGACTTTTAGAAACACTGGTTAAAGGAGAAGAAATTACTGGCAGACAAATTAGAGATATATCTAGTATGCTTACACAAACTTTTGGTGTACCAATTACACCATTTGGCAAATCAGCAGGTTATCTACGTGACGTACAACGTGGTGAAATAGTACCAGATAATCCAATTGACTTTATAAGAGGGTTAATTACAGGTAAACGTGGAAGACGTTAAAGGTGTGACCGTAATAAGAAAAAGTAAAGCTAACTTTAATAAGATAGTGAAAATGTCTATTAATGACAATAAATTCGACTACAAGAAAAACACAAAATTTTGTTGGGAATGGTAATGCTCATACATATCCGTTTGGTTTTAAAGTATTTGAAGATTCTGAAATAGTTGTAAAAAAATTAGAAGTAGCAACAAGTGTGGAGACTACATTAACACTTGGCGTAAACAATGATTATATAGTTACACTTAGCAATGATCAAAACGGTAATCCCGGTGGAAGCATAACTTTAAAATCAGGTGGTAATAATTTTAATTTACCTAGTGGATTTCAAATTGTTATTACATCTAATGTTCAATCATTACAAGGAACAGATCTTACAAACCAAGGTGGATTTTATCCAGAAGTTATTAATGATGCACTAGATAAATCAGCAATTTTACATCAACAGCAACAAAACGAATTAGATAGATCTATAAAATTTTCATTAACAAATACTATTAGTAATTCAGAAATTACAGAAAGTGTTGATGCTCGTAAAAATAAAGTTTTATCATTTAATAATGACGGTGACTTTACTGTTCAACAAGAGATAGGAACATATAGAGGTGATTGGGCAGCTGGTAGATCTTATGCGGTAAGAGATCTTGTAAAAGATACAACTACCAATAATGTTTTTATGTGCAATTTAGCGCATACATCCTCTGGATCAGAACCCTTAACAACTAATACTAATGCTGCCAACTGGGATCTTATTGTAGACGCATTAGCAGCTACGACATCTGCAAACAACGCAGCTACGTCCGCAACAAATTCTGCAAACTCTGCAACAGCATCGGCTAATAGTGCAAGCGCAGCAGCATCTTCGCAAAGCGCAGCAGCGTCATCTGCTTCGGCAGCATCTACGTCAGAAACGAATGCAAACAATCATAAAAATGCAGCACAAGCAGCACAAGCAGCAGCAGAAACTGCATTAGATTCTTTTGATGATAGATATTTAGGTGCTAAAAATTCTAATCCTTCATTAGACAATGACGGTAATGCATTAATAGATGGAGCTTTATATTTTAATACAACCTCAAATATTATGAGGGTATATGACCTTGGTAATACTAATTGGTTAGATTTAAATATAACTGGTACAAACCTAACTAATACAAATATTGTTGCCGGAAGTATTAGTAATGTTAACACTGTTGGCGGTAATATTTCTAATGTTAATGCGGTAGCTGGTAACGAAACCAATATTAATAGTGCAGTATCAAACGCAAGTAACATTAATTCTGCCGTTAGTAACGCCACAAACATAAATACAGTTGCCGGTATAAGTGGCAATGTAACCACAGTTGCTGGCATTTCTTCGGATGTAACAACTGTCGCAAACGATGGTACAGATATAGGCAATGTTTCAGGCAGTATTGCAAACGTTAATACTACTGCTGGCTCTATTAATAATGTCAATACTGTTGCTGGAAATATCAGTAACGTAAATACAGTTGGAGGTAATAATGCAAACGTTACAACCGTTGCTGGAATCTCGTCTGATGTAACTACAGTTGCAGGTATTAGTTCAAATGTTACGGATGTCGCTGGTAACGCTACAAATATAAACGCAGCAGTTTCTAATGCAAGCAACATAAACTCTGCTGTTAGCAATGCAACTAATATCAATAGTGCAGTTTCTAATGCAAGCAATATAACTACAGTTGCAGGTTCTATATCAAACGTAAATACAGTTGGTAATAATATTACTAATGTTGTGGCAGCAGGTGTAAACGTAGCTGACATAAATAACTTTGCAGATATATATCAAATATCAAATAGTCCGCCAAGTCAAAGAGCAGATGGTTCAGGTTTACAAGAAGGTGATTTATGGTTTGACAACAGCAACGATAACTTAAGAGTTTACGATGGCACTAATTGGAACAATATATCTCCAACACAAACTGTACTGGATGATATATCTATTGTTTCTGGTGCAATAACATATTCAGAAGATTTAGGTTTAATAACTGATGCAGTTGCTACAGGCACTTCTAACGGTTCTTTAGATATTGTTGCTGACGCATTAGAAGATGAAATAACATTTACAGTTACAGCAGCTACTGGCAAATTTATAATTGATGGTGTTGATAAACCTGCATTAACTTTATATAAAGGTTGGACTTATACATTTGATGTGAGCGATGCTTCTAATGCTACACATCCATTACGTTTTTCTAGTGGCGGTAGTGCATACAACACTGGAGTAGTTGTTACTGGAACACAAGGTCAAGCAGGTGCAAAAGTACAACTTGTTGTACCAGAAACACAGCCAACTACATTTGCATACTATTGCACACAACATAGTGGAATGGGTAACACTATCACTGTTAAAGATGATCCAATAAAAACAGTATCTGACAATATAACTAATATACTTGCGGTAGCTAGTGGAAACACAAACGTTGGACAAGTTGCAGCAAACGCTGCCAATATTAATGCTGTAGCTGGAAAAATTACAGAAGTTGGAAGATTAGGTACTGTTGATGCTGTAGCTGATATGGCAATACTTGGCACTACTGATGTAGTAGCAGACATGAACACATTAGCTACAACTGCAAATGTAACCAACATGGATACAAATGCGACAAATATAGCAAAAATAATTACTGTTGCTGATGACCTTAACGAAAGCACGTCTGAAATAGACACAGTTGCAACTAACATTGCAAATGTAAATAGCGTAGGAACTAACATTTCTAACGTTAATGCTGTTCATAACAATGCGACAAATATTAATGCTGCTGTATCTAACGCATCAAATATAAACTCTGCTGTCAGTAACGAATCTAATATAAATGCTGTTGTGTCTAATGCAACTAATATTAATGCAGTTGCTGGTAACAACGCTAACGTAACGACAGTTAGTGGTTCAATTGCAAACGTAAACACTGCTGCAACTAATATTACTAACATTAATACTGCTGCAAGTAATCTTACAAATATTAATAATTTTGCAAATTTATATCGTATAGATAGTTCTGATCCATCAACTAATAACGATCAAGGAGATCTTTATTTTAATACCACATCTAATGAATTAAGAGTATATAACGGTTCTACTTGGCAAGGTGGCGTTACAGCATCAGGAAATTTAGCTGGTTTAGGCACTAACACATTTAGTGGATTACAAACACTTCAAGCAGGTGCAGCAGTTACAGGAAACATCACGGTATCAGGCACAGTTGACGGTGTAGACGTAGCAACTAGAGACACATTATTTGGTGGCCTAACATCTAGTTCTGGAGTACTGACTAACGGTGTAACTGCAACTACTCAGAGTGCTTCCGACAATACTACAAAAATAGCAACTACTGCATATGTAACAACAGCCATTGGAAATGTAAATACAGATTTGGTTGTTGATACTACTCCTCAATTAGCAGGAGATTTAGATGGTCAAAACAACGACCTGACAAACATAGGCACTATAAGTGGTGCTAATTTACAACTCGATTTTGGTACTATTTAAATGGCTAAACTTTTAAAACTGAGAAGAGGTTCAACTTCAGATCACAATGGCTTTACTGGAGCAGAAGGTGAAGTAACTGTAGACACAACTAAAGATACATTAGTTGTACATGACGGCAGCACTGCTACTGGGCATACGCTTTTAAGAGAAGACATGTCTAATTTACCAGCAGGTACAATAGACAACGCAGACATTAACGCATCTGCTGCAATAGCTGGTACAAAAATTTCTCCTAATTTTGGTAGTCAAAATATAGTCACGACAGGTACTATAAGTGGAACATTAGTAAGTGGGGTTACTGCAACTACACAATCAGCAAGTGATAATTCTACAAAAGTTGCAACAACAGCTTATACAACTACAGCAATTTCAAATTTAGTTGATTCCGCTCCGGGTGCATTAAATACACTTAATGAATTAGCAGCAGCACTTGGTGATGATTCTAACTTTTCAACAACAGTTACAAATAGTATTGCTACTAAATTGCCTTTAGCAGGCGGTACAATGAGTGGCTCAATCAATTTAAACAGCCAAAATATTTCAAACGGTAATCAAATTTCAGCAGCAACTTTCTCAGGTAATGGTTCATCTTTAACAAGTTTAAACGCATCTAATATTGCGTCTGGAACCATAGCATCAGCTAGAGTTCCTACTCTTAACCAAAATACAACAGGAACATCTGGTGGATTTACTGCGGGTAATGCTTCTAATTTAAACACTGGAACTATACCAGCAGCAAGACTTCCAAATCATTCCGCAAGTCTTTTAACATCTGGAACTATACCAGCTGCGAGAGTTCCAACATTAAACCAAAACACAACTGGATCGTCAGGGTCTTGTACTGGTAATGCTGCTACAGCGACTAAACTTCTTACGGCTAGGACTATTTCAGGAACTAGTTTTGATGGTACAGGAAACATAACTCTTAATAACAGCAACATTACTAACGGTGCTGGATATACAACTTATAGTTCTAACCAAGCTACAAACACTAGTAGCAACGTTTCTTTTGGAACAGTTAACTGTACTAGTCTTACATCATCAGGTAATGTAACTGCATATTCTGACGCAACATTAAAAAAAGAAGTATCTACAATTAATGATGCTCTAGGAATTGTAGGTAAATTGCGTGGTGTTACTTACAAATGGATAAGTAATGAACAAGAAGACATTGGTGTAATAGCACAAGAAGTAGAAGCAGTAGTACCAGAAGTTATAAAAGAAACTGAAGATGGCATTAAAACAGTTGATTATGGAAGATTGGTTTCTGTTCTTATAAACGCAGTAAACGAACTTAAAGCAGAAGTAGACGCATTAAAAGGAGATAGCTAATGCCATTACAAAGCTCTGGAACAATTACTTTTGCTCAAATTGCTGCTGAATTTGGAGATTCTCAACCTCATTCTTTATCTGAATTTTATGCTGGCGGTAGTGCAGGGGTAACATCAGGAGGTGCGCCTAATGTACCTTCAAGCGGTGAAATATCTTTTAGTAATTTTTATGGTGCTGCTAATCAAGTTTCTGTAACCGTAAGTTCTAATGCCACTAACCAAAACGTATCCACTTTATTTGGCTCTAACTTTACTTCTGGTATTCCTAAACTTTTAATTATTAGTAGTGGTGTTCATATTGGAGCTACATCTTTATCTAATTATGCACTACAAGTACCTTCTGGTATGGGTGGTACTTTAACTATACAAAATGCTGGAACCCTATCAGGTGCTGGTGGTGATGGAAGTACATCTACATCTAGTGCTGGTGGTACTGGAGGAACTGCTCTTTTTATTGCCTCTTCTAATGTAACCGTAACCAACACAGGAACTATCCGTGGTGGCGGTGGTGGTGGTGGTAAAGGTGCTGACGGTGCAAACGGTGCAAGTGAAACTATTAACAATTTTTTTTATTGTGCTGGTGGTACTGGAGGTGCTGGTGGTAACGGTGGTAACGGACAAGGTTACGACCAATCTCAATCAAACGGTGCTGGCGGTGCTGGCGGTACTTCTAAAGCAGCTTATTTAGCATATTTATATCCACAAAGCCCCGGTGCTGGCCCATCTACATTTGAGTGTAACAATAGCGGAGTTTATCAAGACGGAGGTACTGGTGGCAATGGAGGTAATGGTGGTACTTATGGTAATGCTGGAGGCAACGGAGGCAATGGTGGTAGTAATGGTGGGCCTGCTGGTAAATACATTCAATTATCAGGCGTTAGTTATACATTGAGTAATTCTGGAACTTTACAAGGAAATGCACCATGAGTTTTACCTTAACAGCAGATGAACTTAAAGTAGCTTCATGTGGTAGTTTAGATTTTTCTAAATTTACAGATTCCACAAAAGGTTATTTAAATATAGAAGATAACAATTATAAATATTTTGCATTTATTGCACAAGATGTACTTGATGCAGGTTTTACTGAAGAAGAAGCAAAAACTATTATAGATAGTTTAGTTGCAAAAGAAGTGTTATTAGTATCAATTAGTACATCAGAATCTTTAGCAAAATTAAATAAAGAAGATTATGATTCTTGGGTTCAAGATTGTTTTTCTAAAACAGCAACTATTGATGGTAAATGGATGTTTTATTTAACAGAGAAATTTATAAATGACAAAGCTAAAGGCGAATAAAAGTATGTGAAGACCAATCATCTTTTTGAATAATATCTATCGTATCAAATGCCATGCTGACTCTTGGTGTATCACTTTCATTAGGGTATACCCAATGGTTAATTAATGGGTCAAAAATAGTAAGCGTACCAATTTTATTATGTACTGGTTCTCCTTCGTAATAAGTTTTGCTGTCTTCTGGCCCATCAAGATATAAATTACCAGAAAGTTTTATAGTTTTACCATGGTTATGTAATCTTATTCCTTCGCCTTTCCTAAAAATGTTTGCCCATAATCTTATGTTTAAATTAGGAAGTTCTTTTTTTAATTTTGGTATTAATATAGAACCGCACGTTTTTGAAGTTAACCAATTATATAAATACCAACGACCAGTAAGAGAATTGTTTTCTGTACCCGGATATAAGTCAGGCCCCATATCTTTTATTTTTTTTTCGTTATTAAATATATAATTTTTTATTGTTTTTGCTTCTTTATTTGAAATAAAGTTTTCAATTATTTTCATTAATCTTATCTTGCATTTGTCTAGTCATTAAACCCATAGTGACGTAAAGAGGGCTGATTGCTACTATAAGAAGCAGAACGACTAAGCTCATTAGTGAGCAAGCTCGTATTATCTGGTACTTAATCATGCGAAAAATTCTTGATGCTTTAACAATTTTAACTACTGTCTTAGTTTTGGGAATACTAGGCGGTGGTTTTTTTACATACAAGTATGTT